AATGCCGAAACTAAATATTAAGATCCCAGAGAACCTCCACTACATCTTCAGTGATGAGAGTCTCGTTGAAATATCGTCACCGGATAAAACAACTCTGTTGGCGTTGCTCTGGTGGTGTTGGAGTAAAAGCGGGGTGTGGGTCAGTACGAATCCCAACGCTGTGAAGGCGGCGTTCAGAGAAGCTACTAAATCGTACATTAACTTTGATGAAAAGAGGATCAAATTTCATTCACCAGCAGACTTGTTGCTAAAAGAGTTCGATTATGCGGTGATTGAGAATCCTGAGCAGATACCTAATGCAGTGTCCTGGGCGAGGCAGAGTGTCGCGCATCAGACTAGGCTGTATGAACCATCGACCGTAGCAAGGATCAGTAATATCTACTCGATGGGGTTGAGCCTCGACGACAGAAAGAAACTTCTTGCTGACGTTCGGGCGAAGAGGAATAGAGAGTACGATGAGTACGCACTCATAGCGAGTATTACGAGTGAGAGTCTCTATGAGTTTGTACTTGAATTCTGGTCGTTGATCGTACCAGAGACGTTCATTGACAACTGGCATATTAAGTACATCTGCGATGAATTACAAATCGTTGCAGAGAGGGTTTTTACAGGTCAGAAGAAACTTTACGACCTGATTATTAACATCGCTCCAGGCAGTACAAAAAGTCTGTTGACATCCGTTATGCTACCAGCGTGGTGTTGGACTAGAATGCCTTCGATGCGATATATTGGTGGATCGTATGCACAAACGCTCGCGATGGACTTGTCTCGTAAGAATCGGCAGGTTGTAAAATCTGTCAAGTATCAGTTGTGTTTCGGCATCAAGATGCAACAGGATCAGGATTCGAAGACATTTTTTATGAACGAGCAGGGTGGTATGCGGTTGGGCATAGGAACAGGAGGCATCGCCGGTTTCCATGCCCATATTTTGGGAATTGATGACCCACTTGATCCAAACAAGTCGGTCAGTGAAATTGAATTAAGAGCATCGGTGAAGTGGATAAATGAAAGTCTTGCACAGCGAAAAGTTGATCAAACTCTTACGCCTACTATCCTCATTATGCAGAGGTTGCATCAAGGTGATCCGACAGGCGAGATGCTTGAACGCACTGCTGGAGAAAATATCAAACATATTTGCATCCCGGCGGAACTTACCAAGGATGTCAAGCCCGAAGAACTCAAAAAGTTCTACGTCAAAGGGTTGATGGACCCGAAGCGGCTTCCAGCGACCACGTTGAAAGAAAAGAGGAAACTTGGGCAGTATCTGTATTCAGGACAGTATTTGCAGACACCGACGATGCCTAGCGGTGGTATGTTCAAGTGGGAACGGTTTAAGATACGGAAACCGAAGCGCGTTGAGTGGAAGCAAGTCGTCAGATATTGGGACAAGGCTGCGACCGAAGACGATGGCTGTTTCACTGTTGGTGTCAAAATGGCAGAAGACACAAACGGGCATTTTTGGGTCATCCATGTCGTTCGGGGACAATGGGACTCAGCGCGACGAGAAGCTATCATAAAACAAACAGCAGATGCGGATGGGAAATCAGTAATCGTTGGAGTTGAGCAGGAGCCAGGATCAGGTGGGAAAGAATCAGTACAGACAACGATTAAAAAGTTAAAGGGTTACACAGTAAGAGCGGATCGACCGTCTGGTGACAAAGTGTTGCGAGCAGATCCGTACAGTACAGCAGTAAATGATGGAAACGTATCGCTTATTCCAGGCGACTGGGTGCAACCGTACCTGGATGAGGTTGCGTTGTTTCCGTTGGGTAAGTATAAAGATCAAATTGATTCGTCGAGCGGTGCGCATACTATATTAACTCGGCCACTGATTAAAGTTGGCGGAGGTTTTGGGTAAATAATATGGAAGTATCAAAAGAATTTCTAACAAATACACTGACCACGATGCGTCAATTGTCGATACGTGAGCAGGGTTACGACGCGATCAGAAATTATAACTTTGAATGCGGCTATCCAGACTCGTTGGAGGTAAAGCGGTACAAGGAGTTTTATGATCGCTGGGGCATCGCTACTCGGGCCGTACAGATTTGGCCGTTGGAGTGTTGGCAAGTCTCTCCGAACATTTTCGAGAATAAGGACACCGACTCATCAGAATTTGAATCGGCGTTCAAGGCTCTTCAGATTAAGTTGAGTTTATTCGCGTTTTTGAATCGAATCGACATTTTGAGTGGGATCGGTCGGTATGGCATCCTGTTCATGGGGTTCAATGATGGAAAGAAACTCTCCGCTCCATTTACAGGCGGCAAGGATGTTGAACTGTTGTATCTCCGCGCGTTCGACGAGTCAGTAATTAATATCGTTGGATCTGAGGGCGACCCGAGTAATTCGAGGTATGGTCGTCCGATACACTACAACGTCACGGTTTTAGACCAACAGGGTGGAAAACAGCAAACATTGATGATTCATAATTCAAGAGTGCTGCACGTCGCGGATAACCGTGAAGCGGATGAGACTTTTGGGATACCCCGGCTACAACCGATCTATAACCACATACATGACATGCGGAAAATCGGTGGTGGGTCGGCAGAAATGTTCTGGAAGGGTGGTTTTCCTGGAACAGCAATCACTTTAGACCCGAAACTCGACTTGGACAACGTATCAATCGATACTGATGCGTTAAAAACACAAATCGAGAAGTACTCTGAAGGTTTGCAGCGGTATATGGTGTTGACAGGCGCGCAGGCAACGAATTTGATGCCGAATGTCGCTGATCCACAAGGGCATTTCGATGTTATTCTGAAACAAATTTCGATTGCCATCGGAGTGCCACAAAGAGTTCTGTTGGGAACAGAAGCGGCGAAACTTTCGTCGGTCCAAGACAAGAAAACGTGGCATGGTCGAGTAAAACATCGCCAAAACCTGTATTTGACGCCACATTTAGTGCGACCGCTTATTGATCAGTTTATTGAGATCGGAATTCTGCCAGAACCCGTTGATGGATACCGGGTTGAGTGGCCAGACATCGAGCAACCATCAGAAGAAGATAGAATTGACATCGGAAAGAAGTTCACTGAGGCGATTGCGTTATACGTTACGTCCGGCGCGCATAAACTCATGCCACCTAGTGTATATTTTAAGATTGTACACAAATTTGACGATGCCGACATCAAATTGATCGAGGAACACATGGAAGAGTTGCCAGAACCGACCGGACAGGCGCAGACTGAAGAAGAGAAGGCCCCTGCGCCGGGAAGCCCTGAAAAAGACAATTCGAAGCTGGAGCTTTAATCATGAATTATCAACAAATTACATTCAATTTAAAACCTATCGTCAAGAATGCGCGGATGCAGGACAAAGACTGGCTCGTTGCGCCTATGGTTATGATGGTCGAGGGCGTTTTGGAGGGAAACTGCGGCCCGATCTTGTACCCGTTTGATGCAATGGCCGAAGTTCCGATGGTTTGGAACAATAAACCCGTTGTTGTGTACCACCCTGAAGAAAACGGGAAAAATATCTCCGCGTGTTCGCCAGAAGAGCTTTCGTTGCGATCAATCGGCGTGATTATGAATGCAAAGGCCGAAGACGGTAAGTTGTTGGCGGAGGCGTGGCTCGACCCAGAGAGAATAGACAAAGTTGACAAGAGAATTGCTGAAGCGATCGAAAACGAGACAACTCTTGAGCTTTCCACGGGTCTTTTTATGGACATCGAGGAAAAAGAGGGAACTTTCAATGAAGTCGAGTACACAGGAATCGCTTCGAATTTCCGTCCTGACCATTTGGCGGTTTTGCCTGACTTGGAGGGTGCATGTTCAGTAAAGGACGGTGCTGGGTTCATCCGAGTGAATATGAAGTTCAATTCTTCAAAGATTACGAACAATGAACTCAGTTTTGAGAGTATCAGAGATCAGCTATCTCGACTTATACGTGAAAGTATGCCCGAGGATGAATGGGCGTGGGTTGAGAATGTTTTCAATGAAACTTTTATCTATGAGCGAGAAAATAAGCTCTATGAACAGAAATATGAAACGAGTAGTGAGGATATAATTAATCTTGTTGGAGTACCCGTTGAGGTTATTCGTGTGGTTTCATACGAACTCATTAAAAACGAAAAGAAAGGCAATGATATGGACAAAGAAAAAGTTGTAAATGATCTGATCAGCAACGAGAACACTGATTGGACCGAAGATGATCGTGAGTCTCTCATGGCTCTGAATGAAGTTGCATTGGCGAAGATTCCTGTCATCAATAAGAAGGAAGAGACTGAAAAGACCCCTGTGCAGAATGCTGCCGAAAAAGGTGCTGCTGAGCTGACGCCCGATGACAAGGAGTTGACCGTCAATGAGTATATTGAAGGCGCACCCAAAGAGATTCAACAGGTCTTGCGTCATGGCGTTGCAACGTACAACCAGCAAAGAACAAAGCTCGTTGAGGCGATCACCGCAAATGATCGCAACACGTTCACCAAGGAGTATCTTGAAGCAAAGGATATTCAGGAACTTGAGGCAATCGCGAATCTATGTGCCCCCGCAGTAGACGAGACGAAAGACAATCGTTTCAACTACGAAGGCATGGCTCCGGTTTCGAACGCCTCCGAAGAGGAGTGCCTGGAACTGCCGTCTACGAAAGCAGTAGCATAATTTCGTAGTTGTGCGTGTACAATGTTAATTCAGTTTTAAAATCAAATGAAAGGATAGCGAATGGCTATTGCAACCCATAGAATGATTGTGAACCGTGGCGATATGCTGCACGAAGAGTTCAAAGCTGGCGCTGCGAGCATTAAGCCTGGAATGCTGTTGAAGGTAAACACTTCTGGCAATGCGGTCGTCCACGACATCGTTGAAGGTCGAACCCCGATCATGGTTGGTCAAGAAGATGCGCTTCAGGGCATCAATGTGTCTACAGCCTACACCACTCTCAACTATATTCCAATTGTGTTCCCCACAAAGGGCTCCGTTGTGAATATGCTTGTCACGAGTGGTCAAACTGTTTCCATTGGAACGAATCTGGTGAGCGCCGGTAATGGCAAACTCATCACTGCCGAAAATGCCACTTCTGGTGTGCTGATTCCTGGTACACTGTTTGAGGCAACCGAGGGCCAGGCGACTGCGCTTTCTGCCGATACTTTGGTAGCTTGCAGAGTTGTATAATCTCAATGACTGCTGAACAAGATTAATTTTACATCAAAAGAAAGGCAAAACATGGATCAAGAAAACTATATTCTGAATGGAAGTCCGACTGGCCCTATTGCTGAGAGACTCATGGCAGTAAACTGGGATGTCGGTGCATTGCGCCCTTGGCGTGGGAAAGATGATCGTACCTATATGACCATCAACGAAAACGGCGTAGCAAAGAATGTGCCCGTTTCAAACGCAACAACTACGCTGCGGCAGTATGACTGGAAAGTCATGGACAAAGCGATCGTTAAAGCTGCAACTCAACGATTGAAAGCTGTTGCGGATCTTCGCGCGGCCGGTCTGACTTACAACATCCCGAACGGGATGGGTTCAACTGTTCTTGAGACAGAGACTGTAAGTGATTTGAATGATGCACAGGTGTCGATGGATGCACTTCACAAGGGACCGGCAGACCGTCCCGTGTTCGAAGTGACTCAGTTGCCACTTCCCATCATTCATTATGACTTCCATTTCT